GCCAATAGTGGCGGTAAAGCCGTTAACGTCAAATCCATTTTCCTCAACAGTTGACATAAGATCTGAAACGTCAATGTCAATTTTGTCTGTTGCGGAAATCGTATTGCCGGCATCTGAAATTTTACCGAAAAGAGATGTCTCAAACGGGGAATCAGTACCGAAAATACAAGCGGCGTCAATTGTCTTATAAAACGCTTCTGAAATACTTGGGCGCAGTTCTGAAAATACGTCAATAGTAGTATCTTCAAGTTTTTCCTTTGTTACCGGAATGATAACAGCCAGCTTTTTGGCAATTAACTTTGGATAAATCCATGTTGCGCCGGAAGTCTTGATACGTTCGCCTTCACCCACCCAGTAAGCTCCTGCGCCGGAAGTCATGACCGGAACCTTCTTCTCGTTTGTTTTCATTTCCTCTGCTTTTGAAAGTCTGATAATACTTGAACCTCTTGCAACGTCCTTAATTATTTCGCCTGAAATTTCTTCCGGAATAAAACCGGAAAGTTCGTCTTTTAAGTATGACATAAAAATTTACCTCCTTATTTTCTTTTAACCTGTTCGGCTCTGATAATGTCTATAGCTTTTGCAGAAGATACAGGGGGAGTATTACCTCCTGTTCTGACTCCTGTTGTAATACCCGGTTTTGACGATTCAGTAAATGCAGGGTATTTTTTGATAATTTCATCAATAGCTTGTTCAGCTGTGACCTTGTCTGTGATTTTGGTTTTAGCAAGAGCAATAACATCTCCCAAAGCTTCAGAGGAAACACCTTTTGACATAGCCGTTAATTTCAGTTCTGCCGCCGCTGCTCTTTCCTCCGCTGCAAGTCGTGCTTTTTCAGCTTTGCCGATTGCCGCCGCCTGTTTTTCTGCATCGGATTTCTGGGATTCCTGCCACTTGCGGAATTCAGCAAGTTCCTCAGATGAAAGCGTATCGTCTTTTTCATCGGCTTTTTGCGGCTCTTTATTGGATTCTGTATTTTGTGCAGGGGTAGTAGGTTTAGGATCACCTCCACCGGTTGAAGCCCCGGCAGGCTCCGTATTAGTAGGTTCGTTCGGCTGCTGCTCGTTTACGTTTGTTTCATTTTCCATAAAATTACCTCCATAAAATTTCTAAGCAGTTTTATGTCATACTTAGGACAGTGCGTGACCGCACGGAACATATTGGGCAAAATTAACTTAAATTTCAGTTAACTGCTCGATGGGTTATTTTTGATTTTGAGCATTAAAAAAGCACCTCTTTCGAGATGCTTAAAAACTATTAAATTTTGAACATAAGAAAACCGCCTCAGTGGGCGGTTATTCCTCAACTATTTCAAACTCTTCTACAGGGTATAAATAATCTTCATCAGTCTCATCTATAACCCTGTATCTATCTTTCTCTTGTCCTAAGCAATCATAAATTTTACCTGTTATAAGCTCCATAGGATCGCTTATCGTTCCAATATATTTAACTTTCATCTAAATACCTCTTTACCTTCATTTTAATTTTTTCACCATCAGCTTCATACCAATGTATTTCTACAGTACGCTTTTTTCCGTTTTCAATTATAATTCCCTCACCACGTACTTTTTGCCATTTTTCAGCTGGAATGCCATAATTACTTTCAAGATAAATGGCATCACGTATCGGGACATTCGTACCATTTCCAGCAAAAACCTTAATTTTAGTAATTGTTGAACCCTCTGCAAATTTTGCATGATTTCCATCAGGAAGTTTTACAGGATAATTCTTAGCAGAAGCACCTACACTTCTGCCTATTACTTCATCTGTCTTTATTATACCACCCTGTTCGAATTTGTCAAGGACATTTTTATTAAGCTGCACAGATGCATATTTTTCCTGCAATATTTGATTAACCTGGCGTGATACTGGTCTCATCCTGCCTGACATTATTTGAGAAAAAGCTTCACTAAAAAATTCGTTTTTGTTTGTTGCTCCATAGCGTGACAACGCCTTTCCGAAAAAATCAACTTGACTTTTTCCGGAACTTGAGCCGCCTGCTTCTATCCATTTTAAATAAGCGGAATGCTTTTCAGCTTCATATATAGCACTGATTTGAGCTTTAGCTTCGCTCGAAAGATCTTCCCAAATTGCATGGCCGATTTCATGGTAGAACGTTCCATATTTATCTTTACTTGCATTCCAGTTATCAGCAAAAAGTTTCTCAGCTTTTTTCTCATAAGTGCCCATTGAAGAATTTACCAGTTTAATAGTTTTTGTCAATGGGTCGTATGCAGCTTGCATGTATCTTGTACTACCTGATTTAACCACGTCAATTTTTTCTATATCCAATTTTCTGCCGAATCGTCCATAGACTTGATTTGCAGCATCAACAAATCCGTTTTTTACGTCATTCTTTAATTTAGGATTTATCACCAAATTATCTGATTTATAAAATTTCCTGTCAGAAACTATGCCAGGCGTTAAAACTGGATTTTTAACTTTTAGCACAGTACCACTTCCACCGGAATTGTCAACAGATTTCGTCTTGATTTCCGCAATACGCTTTTTCTTATCAGATGTGGTAAATCCGGCAACAGACTTTTTATAATTAACTACCGCTGTTCTGTCGGGCTTATATTTCAAATCATTATCGGTACAATATTGTTTAAGTGCTTGCTGCCGTGTTTTAAGCGTTTCTTTAGCTTTTTTCAGTCCCTCAGTATCGCCGACAGATTCCAGCGATATGCATTCACGTTTTGATTTTCTCACACGCCTTTCAAGCTCTCTCTGCCCTTGTACTTTTTTGTACTGTTCCTGATTGTCGTATTCGTCATACGGAAAATATTTTTGATAAGAAATGCCCGGAATAAAAGGATAAATATGGTGTCCGCAGTTGATGCCAAGAATTCCGTCAGGTTCACCATAGCTTGATTTTTTCCATGAATAATATTTTATTTTTCTGCCATGCAGGTCGGTTGTAAAACCGTCTTTGTTCTTACGGTTGAATATTTTACCCTGATCTTCTGCACATTTAGGACGTGCTCCGGCATGACTTGATACTTCAATCAAATCAACCCCGTAATCCTCCATACGGTCAAACTGTGCCTGATGGGCAACATTATTTGCTGTTGTACGAATATCCATGTTTATGTAAGCTTCTGGAGACCATTCTCTTCCTAGCTTATCCACAAATGCTGGAATGCCTTTTTCAGACATTTCTTTGATACATTGCCTCATAGCTGCCTGTCTGCTTTCTGCACCTGTTACAACCTTTCCGGTCGCTTTATTAAGCGTATTAATAAAAGATTGCTTTTCGGCAAGTTCAGCAGTATCATTGATAATTTTCTGTGCTGCTGATTTTGCTTTATACCGCATAACAGTATTAACCATGTTAAGAGACTGTTTTGCTTGTTTTTGATAAGAGGTAAGCGCTCTTGCCATGGTTTTTTCAATTGGTACTTCCGTACCGTTTATAATACCGTTCCTTGCAAGCTTCTGAAAACCGGGTTCAAGTTCCTCAACAGCAGAAAGTGCGGCGGTTTCAAGAACCTCTGTCAGCATATCCGGAGCGATTCCCGCATATTCTGTAATAACTTTTATGTTTGATTTGTCTAGCGCGCCAAGCTGTGCAAGCATCTGTATTTTCCACTGTGCTGTAGGACTGTCAATATTTCCGGCAGCTAAATATTCGGCGATATTAGCAATAAGATCGGTTTCAAGTCCTGTGTATAAATCACTCAGACTTTGACTGAGCCGCATCATCTCCAGTTTTGTCATTGTTTTCACCGCCATTCAGAAAATCGTCAATATCAATTCCCGTTACCGACTGTTCTTTTGAAATACGGTCAAGTTCCTGCTGCGCAGTTTCTTCGTCACATTTTTGAACCTCCATAATAGCATTCAATTTTGATTTTAAGCCTGCTTGCGTAAGTTTTATATTGTTGTCAATCAAAGTATTATCATCAATAATAATGTTATCCTGCCAACCTACAGTAACAGCATATTCCTTTACAGGAATAAGATCAAGAGCCGTACCTAATGCAATAAGACTGTGTACAAGCTGTTCAAGCATTTCGGTAATTATATTTTTATTGGATTTAATAGTTCTTGCCGTTTTACTGTCCTGTGAAATAACTTCGGTGGCTGTTTTCATTCCCTGTACTGAATCAAACGAAAATGAGCCGGCGGACAATCCGATCTGAAAACAAAGAATATTAAGCAGAGCGTTAATAGCGGATACATGTTCTTCAATACGCAGTTCAGTTGTATTATCAGTAATTTTCAGCGTTTCATTTTCTTCCGTTTTTAAAGCTATAAATGCTTCATCATCTGCATCAAAATAGCGGCGCATACTGTTTGTCAATGGGTCGACAACAGTTCTTATACATTGAGCCGGAACAATAATTCGTTTTTTGCCCAAGATAAATTCACGGCTGAAACTATCAAACGCAATATCAAGCGTTTCAAGAGTATCCACAGCATTTGCAAAAACCGATAAGCCAAGAGGGGAATCCGTTTCGATGTTGTTTGATACACAGGGCTTGAAATAGCAAAACATAGGAATCTGTATATTATCGTAAGTTATGTAATCGGTAAGGGACGGAAACATTTCAGAAACAGCGCATTTTGTCCCAAGGCTGTCCTTTATGCTGCTTTTATATGCTGAATTTTCAATTACAGTAATGCCTTTTTTATTAGTCCCGTGTTTTTCCATAAGGGTATAATAATTACCGTTTTTATAAGAAGTTGTGAGGAATACGCATTCGGTTACAGTTTCGCCCGTCCAGCCTATCGGAAGAAAATGTTCAGCCTGAACATAGTCAATCATTGGTTTTGAATTATCAGCATAAATTTTTAATGCACAACCGCCCATTGCATAGGCATAAGACAAAATCTCAGGAAACTTGCGCCAAAATCCAGTTTTATTCAGTACACTATTTATGTATTCCTGATACGCTTCATTGTCAAGAGTAATTTCAACCTGTTCCGAAAATGTCATAGCTGAAAATTCATCACATATAACTTTAGCTGCATTCAGAAGCTTTCTGTTACGAAATCCTTTAGCGTATAGTCCGGAAGCTCTTGTGCGCCGCCATGGGGGATTATTTTGAAATATATGTTTGTGCAGTCCCATATCCTTGTAATTATCTGTAAGATTCAGAATTTCCAGATTCGGAAATGCTTGTTTAGCGTCCTGTAAAATATTCATCAGCCATTTAATCCTCCAATCTCTATAATATCATTCATCAGCGGTTCAACACTGTATTCAAATGCATCAAGGCTGTCTATGTTGAAATTTCCATCGTCAAGACGGACATCATCAATCTTTTTTGAATCCCATACAGCCGACTGAAAAGCTTGTATGATGTACTTACAATTATTCATAATAAAAAATCTGTTTTGTGCCATGATTTGATTGGTAAAGCGAATTCTTCCAAGTATTTCAGATTTTCTGGCATTGTGCGGATTTATCGGTATTTGTTTTTTGATCAGTTCAGATTTAATGCCTTTTATGAGTGTCGTTTCTGCACTGTCAAAATAAATATCATAAACATTATATTTACTTTGACATCTGCGTATAAAATTAATGATGTCTTCATAAAGCTGAACAGGCGTTATAACCTCTTTGCGGTAATATTCTTCAAGTATTATCACTTTTTGCAAAGCTGTTGAAAATCCAGTACATATTCCGGCATGAGCCGAACCGTTGCCACCAAAGTCAAAGCCGATATTGCAGTACATGATATCAAATGGGTGAAGCTTACCTCTCAGAGTAACAGGATCAACTAAGAATCTTGACGAATTGTCTGCAAACTGCTTGTAAATAACCCCCTCCGCTGATACCCACAGTCCCTTAATATATCTGTCATGAAACACTCCTGTAAATTGTTTTTCAGCAGATTCCAATTGTGCAGGGGAGAGAATAGGATTATCTGACATCAAAAAATGTAAATGCAGTGCGTTTTTTTCATCAGCTTTCTGAATCCATTCGGTATAGAACCAATGGAATTGATTGTCCGGATTGCAGTTAAACCATAATTTAGCCTGTTCGACTGAAAGCGTTCTTGTTACTGCCTGTTCAACAAATGAACGCGGCATTAATGCCACCTCGTCAAAAAATACACCGCTTAACGTGATGCCTTGAATCAGCATGTAAGACGATTCGTCCTTACCGCCAAAAACATAAAAGTAATTTTTCTTTCCCATTCCCTCAACAGTCAGCAGATTGACGGAACGGGTATAAGTAACTTTGAAATAATGTGTAATATCAACTATTGATTGCAAGGGCATAATAATATTACGTTCTGCCGAACGTACAGTTTTACCGCATATACCGAATGTTGCGCCGTCAAAGCGTCTCATAGCCCATAAAATAAATGATGTAATCATGCAAATGGTTTTACCCGAACGTACAGCACCATCGCAAATAATCGCCTTGTAATCGTCCTTATAGCACCATTTGAAAACGGTTTTTTGTTTAGGAGATAATTTTTTAAAGGTCATTTTGTATCGTCCTCCAAGGCTTTATATAACGTGGGTTCTTCTGATTTTTCCGGAACGCCTTTAACAGCATCTTCCTTTAATTTTAATTCTTTACGCTTCAAAGCATGGTTTTCACGCTGAACGGATTCGCCCATAAGGTCAATCAGCATATCTGCCGCTTTAAGGTTTCTTTCAGTCAATGCCTCATCTGTCAGCATATTTATAAGCTCTTCATAAAGCTCCGGATTTTCCTTGAACTTCTTTTTTAACGCACTCTTAAAACTTCTTGATATTCCGGAGGCTTTACCGCCTTTTCTGCCATTTTCGACCGCTTCACGACCGCTTCGGAACTGTGTATCTGGATTTCCTTTTTTTAAGTTTTCATTATTCAAAATCACCACCTACCATAATAAATTTAATCATGAAAAAAGCACCTCCGGGGAGATGCTTGAATAATTTATTTAATCGTATGAAGTAACAGTAAACGGCTGAATCATTTCAGGCTGGAAATTAATTTCATAGTGATAAGGGTCAACATGTGCACCGGAGATATCTTCCACTGTGTACATAGTCCAATCGTTCAAATAGACATAATCAACTTTATACTTTTTCTGTCCGATTTCACTGGTTACTACCAATTCCTTATTGCTGTTATTTGATATTGAAAAATATCCTGTTAACTCAAGAATAGGTTTATCCGACCTCATATTGATAACGCTTAGACGTCTTTCAATATTAAAATTATCCGCCTGCTGCTGAACGTTATATGTAGCTCGTTCTGCCTGAGTACAAGCGCATAATAGGGCAGAAGCCATTGTAAGTACTGTACCTGCTGCAATTATTTTATTTAATTTCATTTATGACCCTCCAAAATATTTTTTTATAAAAAGCCCTCACTGGGACACATCGTTGAGAGGTGCGTGAGGTTCTATTAATCCGGTTTTACCGTTTCGGACGTATCCTAATCAGGCTAAATAGTTGCAACCGGAAACTACTCTAATGCTTGGCGCAGTCTATCGGAGTTGCACCGACCGAAACTACTGACTGCATAACAGCCGTCTAAGTTTCAACGGCTGTAGTCAAGGAATAAAACAATGTAGAAGAGAGGTTAGAAACAGGACGGTGCTGCTTTCGCCCTGTTTCTATAGTACTATAATATCATATTTTATTACTGAATAAAAGGGTAAAAAGTGTAATAAAGTAACATATAATTTATTTGTTTTGTATTATTTTTGCAAAATTAGATAAAGCCCTATCATGAAGCACTCCTTTTGTGTAATCATATTCCTTGTTTATATGTTCTGCTACTTCTTGCCACGTCATGTTTGATATGTATTTATCAATCAATAATGCTGCGTATAGCTTATTTGGCATTTTATGTATTTGTATCGTAATCTCAACTTTTAGTTGCTCAGACTCTTTCATCATTTCTAAAGCCCTTGTAGCGTAGTCAACCATCTCAGCCACATTCAAGCCTACTTTATCGGATACATCACCATTATGTTGCGCTGGCAAATCAGAAAAAACACTCGTAATCTTAGTTGCACGTTCACGGCATTTTTGTATAGATATGTTTAAACTATCTATTTCCAAATCAATATTATTTGCTCTCGTCAAATATTCCTTAGCAGTCAAACCTCTCACTCCTCCTAATTCTCCATTCTTTTAGCTTGATATTCTCCATAGTTTACGGTATTTCGGGCAATATCGTTAATTCTTTTCATGCTATTTGACCTCGACCGTTTGACTTCATTTGCAGGAGATATGTATTCACCTGAATTTCTGATATTTCGCATATATTCACGTCTATTTTTGCGATGCCGTTCTTTGGCGCACTCGGTACAATATTTTTTAGAACTGCCTGAATTCGGCATCTCAACACCGCATGAAACGCATATACGTGTAAATCGTTTATGTGTTGACATTCTAAATATCTCCCTCAATTCTATGTAACGATTTTTCTGTTACGAATCCGTCTGGGTATCTAGTTCGCAATTTATCCACATTCATTTGTAAAATTGCTTCCAAGTCATACCCTAGTGCATTAGCACTAACAGCTATATACCATGCACAATCGCCTAGTTCTTTGGCTAGATGTTCCTTGTCTAATTCGTGCCCCCGAAACAAATGTTTTTTCAGTATATCAATAGCTTCTCCTGCTTCTCCGTTTAATCCCATTAGCCCGTTCACTATTATCGGATAATTTTGATTCATTCCGCTTGCTATTCTCATTGCCTCATTTTGATATTCATTAATTGTCATTTTTCAATCCTCCATAAGTTCTTTGTATGAAATACCATCAGTTAATCCCGGTGATTTATCGCTGTCAGTAGGCATATATTTTGCGTTAGTAAATGACGGATATTTGTACTCTATCATGGCAAAATTTGCTACGTCTACAAGATATTCGGTGTTATGGGTTTCCTCATACAGCTCTAAACGTCTTTTTATACTTTTGTAAGCTTGGGCTAATTCCGGATAATTTTGAGAACACCATCCATATTTATAATGGGACACCTCAATAGCATTTTTCATTTTTGCAATAAATTCATCAGAAAAGTCTCGCCGTAATATTTGTTCTCTAGTTTCCATTCTTATTACCTCCATATTTCAATTTTACGCCCGTTTTTAGGCGTTATGATTTTAACCCTGTAATTCCATTATAACACATTCAAAATTGATTACAGCGCATTCTAGACGGTGTTTTGAGGCATGTATGATAACAATTCTCACACCTTGCCATTTTCAGCCCTCCTGTTCCAATTCTCGACCGCTAATTCAACTGATTCAAATTCAGCAGTCCAACCATTTATTATTTCTACGCCAATTTCGAGCGATATTCCCATCATCACACCACACTTACACATAACCAGATATTTATTATTAAAGTCATCTAACCCACATTTGCCTTGCCACCACAAAACGGACACGGTTTTAATTTTTCATTCATTTTTCTCTCCCCCCATAATTTTATAAACCCAACGCTGTTTCATTTCCTGGGGGACGCCATTATCACGTTTACGATCACCTGTCCACATTTTGCCGCCTGCAACGCCATCATATTCAAAATTGCTGGCACGTAAACTAGCCCCTGGTTCGGACGCCAATGTGTATGTAATGATTTTTTTGTACCCCATATTCCGTGCAATTCTGATACATGCACCGTATAATTTACTGCACGCATTATACGTGCCATCAGTGCATAGTCGATTGATTTCCAACGTCCAACCATCGTCTAAATATCTGCTGACGGGACGACCACAAATTGCAACACCTATTAATTCATCGCCGTCATTTTGTAAACCGATGCAAAATTTACAACCTGCACATTTTTTATGATGCCTATGATGATCCGTGACATAGTTATTCGCAGTTTTCAATGATATCGGTATTATTTTCATTCATTTTCTTCTCCCTTCAGCAACTCAGAATTGTCAAAAATGTTACCTATTATTTCGCATCGATTACCGTCAATGTTATTTCCAAAATCAACTGTAAATGTATCGAATTCTACAATAAACATTGCGCCATCATTATCAAATTTTACAATTCCATATTCATCATCTGATATGTTAGGATTTTCAACTGTAACTATATCACCATCAAAAATCTTAACGTTGTTCTTATCGTTCAGACCTGTATATTGTCCTACTGTTTCGGGGATAACACAAAATAAATTTCCATAGCCATCCGTTATGTAAGTTGTTTCTCTGACCGCCGAACGTGAAAGCCAATATGATCCTTCAAACCATTCACTACTATCAACACGCTTACCCCTGAACAATATCTCTCTATTCATCTTTCAATACCTCCTCAACCTTATCGGCGTATTTCCATTTACATATGCCTGTTTCTTCACAAACAAAACTACAATCATTACACGAATCACATTCCATTGTTCATACAAACTTGATATAATTCTTTCAGTTTCATTCATGGCGTCCTCCTATAATTTCAATTTCCGTCCTTGGATTATCCTTATCGTACTTTCCAGACAGTATCAGATTAATATTATTAAAACTGTCATCAGCAATAATTCCGGCTTTGACCAATCCGTCAAGAATAAACTTACCGCTGTAATTATCAGGATCATGTCTTATTTTAGTACGAAAATAATACGTAATCTTTACTGTTGCTTTGTCAAACGTTTTTTCGGGTTTTGGTCTGCATTTTAAATTAATCAACTGCGCCCAATGTTTCTTTTTTTCCTGATACTCCCATTTATTCGTCCTACCTAAAAATTTATTATTACTAGGCGGTATCTCGTCAATTATGTATTTCACTGCCTCACCTTAACCTATAATTTTTATTATCGTCTTTCTGGATTTGAATAGTAAACCCTGCTGATTTTTCTGCAATTCGTCCAGCCAGTGCAGAATCGTATTTGTTTATATCCGATATCAGCAGTTCAGACGAAATAATTGTTTTTTTGTTGGCGTTATATCTGCTGTTAATGATTTCAAATGCAAAATTCAATTCATCACTGAACTTACTGTTATTTGAATTGGATTTCAGAAAATCGTCAATATACAGAATATCAGTATCGCAAATGGATTTAAATTTATTTTTATATTCTGTTTCATCAAACTGATTACTTTGTAACTCGTGAAACAAATTGCGCCAGACTTTATACTTCACTAATCTACCAGTTGAAATAAACCTAGTACATATAGCTGTGCATATATGGGTCTTGCCGCTTCCGGACTGTCCTGCTGCATAAAACCATGAATCGCCTGAATTTTGCGTAAATAACAACGCCTTTTTCTTGATTTCCGATTGCCATGGTTTTGACGTCTCATACGCATTGAATGTATATTTTTTTATCAGATTTCCCAATCCGCTCAGTTCAAGATTTTTTATGCTTTTTCGCTTTGACATACATTTACACTCAACTCTGATCTCATTTAAATCCGTATCAAGCTCTGCAATGTAACCCTTATTTTTGCAGATATCGCAGTTTATGTATGGAAGATTTCCCTGAGTGTCGTTGTACCATTTGCAGCGCTGACGTGCAAAATCTTCATAGCTTAATTTGTTTCCGTCAGAGAAGTCCTTCGTATAGTCTGCTATTGTGTTCATGGGATTCCTCCTCACCTGTATTTAAATCATCCTCCCAACGTTTACCATTAAGCCATGTTGTAGGATATGGAATAAACTGTCCGTTATCCTTTTGCCACTGAGAAGATTGTTTTTGCTTCTCCAAAGCAGAAAGGATTTCCCTGACTAAATCGTCGTTTGGTTTAAGTTTTTTCCATGCCTTTAACGCATTAGACTTTGAAACCTTCTTCGGATACGCTTTCCAAAAATCATCAAAAGATTTACTGAAAGAGTCTGTTTCAGGTTTTTTCTTCGGCTTATCCCCCTTGGGGGATATAGGGGGTATATTTATTACATTATCATTTACATTAACATTAACATTATCATTTACATTAACAGCTTGATTTGCTTGGGTTTGCTTAACCAAAGAATCATTTGCTTGATTTGCTTGGGTTTGCTTGCCGCCTTTTCTTCCGGCTTCGGAACGTTTTTCACGAGTTTTATTCCATTTTTCCAAATCCAAGTCAATCCTGCTTTTTATAAAGCTGAATGCCATTTTTACCATACCATCATCAAATTCTGGTATAATTTTTTTCTCTGCATACATAAATATTGCCTTGATAAGTTTACCTGCTTGTTCATCTGATAACTCATTAAATTGTTCCATGTAACTGCTGTATAGTATAAAACTTCTTTTTTCTTCCAACCTTTCACCCCCTCACTAATGGGCAGATTCACTGCTGAATTTGCATTAAAATATGCAATTAACTTTATTTTGTAATCAAATTGTAACTTTTAAAACGGCGGTTCATCACCGGCAATTACTTCCTCAAAGTCGGCTAGATCTCCGTGTGGAACGTCTTCTACCGGATTTGATACCTGTGTGGTTTGCGGTGTATTTGCAGTATAATTATTATCGTTCCTGCTGCCTGCAAATGAAACGCTGTCTGCCAACACGTCCATGGAATAATGCTTTACGCCGTTTGCATCAGTAAAGTCATTATTTCTCAGACTTCCTTCAACAATAATCATTTTACCTTTGGAAAAATATTTGCTTACAAATTCAGCAGTCTTTCTCCATGCAGTAACACTAATAAAATCCGTTTGATGTTCGCCGTTATCATTTTTAAATTTTCTGTCCACGGCTATATTAAATTTTACAAATGAAATACCGCTTTGTGTTTGTCTTAGCTCAGGATCGGCAGTCATCCGACCCATTAATATCACTCTGTTCAGCATACGTTATCCCTCCATTATACTGGAAAAATCATCAAGAGGCGGTTGCTCAGTAGTGACTGATTCTACAACTTCTTCTGTTTCAATAACTTCTCCGGTTTCAGGAACTGTTTCTACATATTCCGCTTCACCCTGTTCATTAATAACTGCCATATCATTTGTAACGGCTTTTTCCATTTCTATTGACATAATACCCCATTTGCTGATTAATTGTCTTAACATGGTTTTGCAAGCCATTCCGTCAAAATCTTTCTCCCAGAATGTATAACCGGAACGCTTTTGATATCCTTTTGAATACTTTTCAGCGTGAGATTCCATTTTTTCTTTACTCCAATAAATAGCCTTTTTAAAGCCGTTTATATATTCAAACATTGCATAATATCCGATTGTAGGAGCATTTTCACGGTCAATTTCATTTTCAATCAACTGCACTTCAATGTCTTCCTCAAGAGGATTAAAGTGTATCAATTCTCCTTGTTTTATCGGCAATACATTTAATTTCTTGTACTGACCAGAACGAATCGCAAGCTGTATGTATCCTTTGTATCCTAGCTGAAATTGTGCAACTTTTCGCCCGTTTTTATTATCATTAAACGGTACTAAATAATACTGTCCCAACTGCGGAGACGGGGAAAGCTTCAAGCCCTCGCCAAGTAATCCGGCTGAAAGAATTGAACCGGCGTCACATTCCTGTAGCGCAGGATTGGCACTCACTGCCGATGTAATAGAAGCAATAAAGCGGTTAGCTGTGTTTTTATCTCGGAGTGTTGTATTAATTAGATTCTGATAACTTTTGCTTTGAAGCTGAACTGTGAACGGGACTTTTTTTCCACCCGGTTTAACTAAACTGTTTTTTACTGCCATTTTAATTTCCCTCCGTTTTAATCGTCTCAAATTTAATACCGTTATCTACCATAAATTTACGTAAGTTTTTAATCTGATTATATGTTCCAATTACACGAAATGCACATGTTCCCAACTGTTCTTTAGGCTGCTGGGATTGCGATGCTGAAACAGTCTGAACAACTTCCTGCTGTACTGGTTGCGTTTTTGTCTGTTCAAGAACTTTCCTCTGCATTTCTTCTTCACGCTGAAGCTGTGCGGCATATACCAATGCCTGACTTGTACTGTATTCTTTGCAGTACTCGGAAATCACAGCGGCTTTATACGGCTTGTCTGCCTATTCGGCATTAAGCGGTTCACGTTCCCTCTTGATACGGTCAATATTATCTTCAATTTCCGCTTTCAGGGTATCAATTTTTGCTGTGGCATTGCCCCATTTAGGATTAAGAATCTTATCAAATTTAATGATATCAGCCATATCTCCTATGTAATTATCAAAGCAAGATTTCAGTTCGTCATATTTTTCTTGCTTCTTTATGTTTTCAAATTCTTTTATTTGATTATCAATTGCAACAACAGGGGCTTTGACTAACATAACAAGTTCTTTACATTTAGCTTCAAAATCGTTATACGGTTCAAGGCAACGTCTTTTGACTTCTTTTCGTTCACTTTCAATGGCTGCTATTAATTTATTTAAATTTGCTTTATCAGCTTTTGCCGACTTAATGCTGTTTTCTGAAACCACTAAATTATTGTAATATTTTAGTCTTTCAGTCATCTCGGCTTTTAGTTCACTATAGTTAAATTCTATAACAGACGGCAAAGTGTTCAAGTCCGTTTGTAATTTAAAGTCCATTGTTTCCCTCCTAAATCTCCGGCAAAATCAATGCCGGTTTTGTTTTATTTTGTACATGCTCCCAAAACTTAATTTCAGCTTCGAGGAGTGTTTTTATATCCTCTTGCACTTCATTACGGTCAATGAAATAATGTCTGGTTGCGGTGCATATATCATTATTTTTAAAATACCTGATATGTGCCTTTAGTACTGCAAAATTCCAGCCTGTAGCAAGCATCTGATGCAATACCTGTATGTAATAATTTTGCGGAACTCCACCGTCCCATTCGTCCCATTGAGAAGAATTCTGAATTGTTGTAGTCTTGATTTCGAGAATTCCCTTTTTGCCTGATTCATCAGTCAATTCGCCGTCCAGAGTTGCAAAGATAAACGGGTATTTGTCATTTGCATACATTCTGTATTCATGATATTCAATATCATATTGGGGAAAATCAAGTGCAAATAACTCCCTCAAATGGAACTCTGCTTGCTTTCCGTATGCAACAGCAGGCTTGTCCGAAATATCTTTGTGAACTGTAATCCCGGTTTTTTCTTTCCATAGCTGCACATTTGTCTTGTACTTATTCATTCCCAGAACACACGCCGCGTCACTTCCGCCAATACCTGCACAACGTGCTGATAACCATTCATCATGGGTTTTAGGATCTGCAAGTATCATGAGTCTTTACCGCTTTCCAAATCTCTCATAAAATCGCAATCCGGTTCCGGCTTGTCCGGATTTTTATAACAGGTTCTGCATGCTTCAATATCACACTCGCAAGGACTGTCATAATCGTAAATGCAGCTCATCTTATAACTCCTTTTCTCTTTAACACTTTATATGATTCGTCTGTCAAATGTACTTTTATAATTTTTTCACCGATACCGTCATTTACATACTGTTCCGCATCGTCCTTATTTTCGTAAAAAATCGAACTGTATATGACATCATTAAAATATGCTATTCCATATACTGTATGGGTTTTCCCTGTGTACATTTTATTTTTCCTCCTCATCATTTTCAGAATAAAGCATTGATATAAATTCAATTTCTTCATTATCACATAATTCCGCTTTTTGACATTAAATATCCAACCCCAGACTAGTATCAATATTGCTTTCGTCTTCAATATCAAGGATAACCGGAGTTTTGTTGTAGTACAGATTAAGGAGCAATGATTGAAATTTGTTATATGAAGTAATTTTCAATACATCTTTTACACTTGAACCTTCAAAATAAACCAGACCTATATATCCCACTCCGTTTTCATTATATTTTTTATGTACCCTGAATCCAAAATCACAGGTATAAATATCTTTTCTATTGACGGGATAAATTGAACTATTAGTCGGCTTTTCTTTAGATACACTGCATTCGAGCCAATAATCCTTATCATCTTCCATGCTTGCATAAAACTCGTTGTTAAGCTCATACCGCTCATCTTCTTCTAAATCGCCAATAAGCCATTCACGGTATGATTTAAAGATTTCTGAAAGCTTAATGCTTTCACGTTTCTGCATAAAAATTTTCTCAAAGGTATTTGAAATCTTATTTGCAATATCTTCTTTTAGATATTCCTCAGTAATTTGCTTAACTTTTTCACAAATAAACGAATTATATGCCGTAAAATCCATAGCATCAAGACAAGGTGAAATCTGACTTTCTATTTTTTCTTTGATTTTTTTCTGCACATCATATCCGTTTAGAGCCGATGTTACCGAATCAAGAATTAACTTTTGAAGTTTTTCTTCAATATGATTCTTAATGTCTCCGTTTTTCTCCATTTCTGTAATTTTTGCCTGCGCTATTTTATTTATATCAATACTCATTTTTTCCTCCTTGACATTTAAATTTATATTTGTCCGCCCCACTGATCAGCCATCGCACGAGCTATACCGGGGAATGTTTTAGAACGGGTCTTTGCATCACGAAATTTGGTTCCGGATTGATTTCTAGGTTTTCCATGGCTATTTTTTGAACCTCCTGAAACCCATGAAATTATATTTTCTTTAACAATTTCTGTAGGCTTGATAGGAGGTAAATTTTTCAGCCAAAGACAAGTTTTTTTACTAAACGGGTGACCATGTTCAAAAGGTTGAATAATTTGAGTATATTTTGGTAATTCAAAAATACCGCTTGGTATAGGATTTTCAACGCAAATTTTATCACAGTCAGCATTGTAAAAGTTCATAAAAAATCTTTTAGCCTTTAAACCGTTTTTTAATCGTGCCGCATCAATTAATCCTTTTTGAGGGTAAAGCCGTGCAGCTCCTGCATTACTTAAATACGTGCATGGTGGATGGGCTATCAGTAAATCCCATTTTTCGTCAATAGTATGTATTTTTCCATCGCAGGTTTCAAAGCTGCATCTGCCGTTTATATATTTCAGAGCGTCATCTTTTATATGCCATTCAGGGTGTCCGCCTGAACATTCTATGATATCGCAGCTGAACGCTTCATGTCCCAGTTCTCTGAATGCCTTGCACACTGCCTGCGATTCCTCACATGCTATCAAAACTTTCACTTGACATTTTGCTCCTTTTATGTTATTTTATATTTGTGTAATTTTCTTGTTGCCTGTCCCTGTTGCCTCAGGGCAGGCGGTTTTTTTATGCCTCAACACA